TGCTCATGCTACGTCCATCCTGAAAAGGTCGCGTTCGAAGGCGCGGCGCTTCGTTAATCCGGCAAGCACTTTGCCCTTTTGCTTGTTCCAGCGGCCGAACTCCTCGGCGGCGCCGTGATAGTCGCCGGCGTTGAGCTTGCGCAGAAGCGTCGATTCCTCGAACGCGGCAACGCCGACGTTGAAGATGAAGCTCACCAGGGCGTCGAATTGGTTCTGCGTCAACGGGACTTTAACCTCGCGGCGGATCGAAGCCACGGTCGGCGCAACATCGGCGCGCAGCCAGTCCTCCGCGTCGTCGATCGTGCAGATGTCGCCTTTGCGAACGCCGCGCGTGTGCCCGTACCCGATGGTCCACACGTCGTTAGGCGTCGGAAGGTAGGCTTCGGATCTGAAGTCTTCGTGCTCGCGGATCATGTCGTAACATGCCTCGGAAGGTGTCATTTTGCGGTTGAGCATCGGCGCACTCCGTTTAATACGCTTGTATGGTGGTAGCCGGCGACACGCCCTATATTGGGCAGCGACACGCCGCGAGCACGGAGTATTGCCCACGCTGCCCAGCGAAGCCTAGCCGATTCCTTCTTACGGGAACGCCGAAGCGCCAAGTCCAACGGCTTCCCGGCTTCCGTGCATACCTGCGTAAGCAACTCCATGTACGTCCGCTTAGAGACGTTGGAGTTAGCTTGTGACTGCGCCAGCCCTATCTTCGCGCGGCGCTGCTGCACGGCTGCGGCGGTGCGGCCTATGAGCTTCCCTATTTCGTCCGGCGGGGCTACGCCTTCGAGGCGGCGGAGGATGGTGTCTTCTTTCTCCGTCCAACGGTTAGCAATGTGCGGAATTTTCATTTCGAGCACCTTTCCGCAACGAGCGTGGCGTAGCCGGCGATGTCGGCCCAGTGGTCGCGGAAGTCAGGGTCGCCGTTTACGATGCGACTGATCTTCACGCAGATCATGTCCAGAGCGTCGCGCTGTACAGCGGAAAGGTCAAGGCACTTATTTCCGGTTTCGATGATCTGCTTAAGCTGACAGGCCGTAAGCGCCTGCCAGGAATAGTCTCCGTGCGTCTTACCGCGCTCGGCGATAAGCTCCTTTGTACTTGACATTACTCTCTCCCTCAGCAATCCGCCGTTAAGGCGATGAACCTTTCCAAGAACAAACTCCGCGCCGCGCTCGGCAGCAACGGTACGATCTTCTCCGGCCAGGGGTCCGGCATCGGTCCCCAGTCCACCCTCATGTTTTCAGGGCACACGTCGCGGCGCTCCGTGGCGCTTGCCTCGTTGTCGGCAGCCTTGACGCACGGCGTCTGTTTGGGCGGCAGCCCGTATTTGCGCCGGATCGCCTGATCGACCCCGTGCTCCACGATGTCGAAGCCCGGCGTTGCGTGCTTCACGGGGCGCACGCGGTCGCCAACATAAGACTCGGCCGCGTCGTGCAGCAGCGCCTCAAGAGCGTGCTCCGGCGGGACATGCTCGCTCACCAGGACGCTGTGCTGCGCCACGGAGTAAATCTCGATGTCGTCGCGCAGCGCGCCGTTGTAACGGCAAATGCGCGACAGGTGCGCGGCGATGTCGAGTATGCGGATATCCTCCGGGCGGGGGTCGAGTACCCAAAACGGCTTGCCGCAGGCGGTAAGCTGGTTGAAGCCCCGTTTAATATCGGCAGCGCCGCAGCCGGTGGCGTCCATCACACCCCCTCCTTCAACGACTTCTCGAACTGCGCCTTGTCGCCCTCTTCGAGAGCGCGCACATACAGGTCGAGAATCGCCGCCGCTTCCTCGCGCTCTGCCTTGGGCATCGCGCGGAGCTTGAGCGCTTTTTTGAGGATGGCGGGGTCGAAACCAACACCCTTCGCCTCCTCGAAGACTTCCTTGCGGTCGTCTTGCAGTCCTTCGATCTCCTCGGAGAGCCGTTCAACGCGTTCGGCGAAAGCAACAAGCTGCTGCGCCGCGAATCCTGAGTTGTGGCCTATGGTGGACATGCGTACCCCTCTATGCTTCGGTGAGAATGATCGGCTTAACGTCAACGACGCCTCGCCGCGCGTGGTGATAAACGAGAAACTGCTGCGGCGGAGTTGGCCGCATACGGAAGCCCTTCGCATATTCGCTGTACCCCGGCAGCGCCCCATTGCTGAGAACGTGCGGCAGGTACATCGGGTAATGGAAGTGCCCGTGGTCCACACGGTCAACGTGGTAGCCCAGCGCCGACTGCTCCAAGATTACCTTCTGCACGCCGCGAAGGATCGTAGCGGCCGGACCTACGAAGCCCGTACCGCCTGCCGACCCCATGCGGTCCCCGTGCGTTAGCAGGATCCGCATGTCGTAGATGCTGAAGCGCACGTCGAAGGACTCGGAGGTTTGGAACGTCACGCGCTTATCGCGGGCGAAGTGGCGGCGCAGCATGGTGGCAATGAGACGGTCATAGCTGTGCGCGGCGGCTTTCTTGAACTGCGGGCGGTGCGTGTTGCGGTCGTGGTTCCCGGCCGCGCCGGGCGTCTTGACATCGACCTTGCCGAAAGCATCGGCGAGCTTTTGGATGCCGGCGCTCTCCTCCTCGAACGCAACCTCGACCGCCTCGATGGGCGTAAGGTCGTCCGTCTCGCGCAGTTCGTCGTGGATGGCGCCGCTGATGGTGTCGCCGCCGCGAGCGTAGATGAAGCCGGGGTAGGTCCACTGCTTGCCGGAGTGTTCGACGGAGAGGTAAATGCTCGTGTCGATCAGGCGGCGGTAGCGGCGGCGGAACGTGGCTGCGTCATACCCGTACCCCGCCTCCGTCTCCTCCGCGCGCACCACTTCACCAAGTTGGAAGTCGGATGTAAGGAGGTACGGAATATGCTCGCGCTTGCGTTTCGGGTGCGCGGCGAGCGTCCACTCGGCGGGCTTAAGGCTCGCCTTCGCGCTCCATTCCAGGTCTTTGATACGGTCTTGCAGAGCGGCGATATGGGATAGGGCCTCTTTAAGGCGCGCCGAAGTGGCGCGGTCGCTGCCTCGCTCTTTGTGCTGCGCCACCTCGTCGGAAAGCGTAAGGTTGCCTGTCTTTAGAGGGTCGCCGAGATCTGGGAAGCGCAGGCGAATTATCTTCAGCCTTGAGTAGATGGAACTGCTGGCTTTTCCGCTACGCCTTGAAACCTCGTCGATGTCGCCACCGCACGCCTTGATGGCGTCGATGGTCTCGACCGCCTGCTCCCTTGTCAACGGACGCTGACCCATAACGCAACGCTCCCTAGTATGGGCCTACGCTATTCCGTTCTTCCGTACACTGTCAACAGATAACTGTTAGGGTGGCAGTATTTTCCTCAGCCAGCGCCGCACTGCCGGGTCCGTGGAAATGCGGATAATAAAGTAAACGCCTGATAGGCATGATGCGACGATCGCGGTCATCGACTGAATACCCGCGAGCGTCACGGACGCGCTAACCCACGCCGTTACGATTGCCAGCACGTCTAGCCCATAGTGCGGGTGGCCGCTCACTGCGTCGCCCCTCCCGCTGCGGCGCCGGATGCGGCGGCTACAGCTTGGATTTGCTCGCTAATCCACTTGTCACTTTTGCCTGTCTCTTTGAGAAGACGCACGGCGTCCATCGTCCGTCCTGGTGTAGTAAGGAGCTTCGCAGCCTCCCGTGCCGTTGCCGGGGCCATCGCCCTATCCTTAGCCCACAGCATCGCGCGCCGCAGCCAGTGGACTTGGAAGCCCCGCATCACATGCCCGCCTGCCGCGGCCGCACCTTCGATCAACAACTGCGCTGCTTGCGCGGAATTCTCGCTGTCGGCGCTGAGTTTCGGAGTCACTTGCGCAAAACGCTCCGCGCTGGCTGCTTCGGCGCGCCCCAGGCGCTGCAAATTGCGTGCTTCGCGGGGAGGGAGTCCGCCGGTTACAGCCGCCGCATCGGCGCGTTCGCTGAGAGTGCTTGCAAGCCGCTGCGCCTCTTTGACTCCTGCTCCGGCTTTGTCGGCAAGGTCCGAGCGGCGCCCAAGCGTAAAGCCATTGATGGCTTCCAGCGTATCGGCGTCCTTGCGGGGCTGTCCAGACAAGCTGCCTTTCGGCGTATTGGCAGCACCGCGCTCGAACCCCTCATAGAAGCGGGAAGTCTCCGCATAGTCGTCTATTGCTTTCCCGTACCTCCCTGGCACGGCGCCGTCCACGATGTCGCGCACCTCGTTCGCCAACTTTCCAAAACCGTAGCCTGGTGCGCTGGACTCGCGCTTGTTAAGCACCCTCCGAACATTGTCTAGTGTCTGCCCTGTGACTTTACCTTGCTCAAAGAGCGAGGCTTTAAGCCCTTTGTCCTTGCCGGTGTTAACTTCGCGGGCAATCGCCGCTGCTAGTTCAGGATCAAGGTCAAGGTCCGTTACCGGCTTACCGTTTATAACAGTTGTCTTCGTAGGAAGATCGAACTCCATTTCCATGAGGGACGGCTTGGCGTTGATGGCCTTCTTAAATTCGGCGTCGCGCACAGCATCTATCTGCGCCCCGGATGCAGTAGGCCCTCCGCGCTTCACTTGCTGCTGCATTGTAAAGGGGCGCGTACTCGCCGCCCGCGCGCCCTGCTGGCGTACAGCGTTACCGATCGCCGCCTGATGCTCCGCGAGCTTTTCCAACTCCGCGCCAGAGCGGGCGCTTGTAAGTTCCAGCAACGTAGGTTCGCGACGTGTCACACGCCAGAAATAATTGTACGCCTTCTCAAGACGCTCCGGAGATTCCTTAATCCGCTCGCCTAGTACACGCATCGCCGACCGCATACGCCCACTGTCGGTTGTAAGAGAGCGTACAGCTTGCCCAGCCATGTCAGCTCCCCTAGCAACCCCGGCAACTCCCAATCCAACAGCGCCCCCAAGCGCCGCCGCTCCTGCAACCTCTTCGGGGGAAGCGCCTTCCGCGGTAGCCTGCACAGCGGCGGGGATAGCACCGGAAGCGCCGTAGCGTAAAGCGTTGCGCACCGTCTGCCCGGCCACGGGCGCGAGAACGCGCGCCGCTTGCGGCACAGCCTGAACACCTCGGAGAACAGCGCCACCGCCCGCCGCAGCGCCGGTCAGATAGCCGGCACCGCTCGCAAGTGGGGCCTTCTCGGCAATCGCCTGCCGGCGAGCCTCGTATGCCTCGTTAAGGTGGGAGCCCGCTGCCTTGTCGATCGCGGTGGTGACGACGCCGGGGAGGTTGAGAGCGCCGCGCCCGGCACCTTCCACAAAAGCCTCTGCTTGCTCCAACGCGGTCGCCGCGGGAGCGTTCTTCTCCGTGCGCATGGGGTCGGACTTGCGGAGAGAATCCTTCGGGGGCGCCTCGCCCTGCATCTTCTTTTCTACGTCGTCGGCGAACGCTTGCGCAGCCTCGGGACTGTCGAACTTACCGAAGTGTTCCCCCGTCTTACGGTAATGCTCTATCGCCTGCTGCGCGGTGAGGCGCTTGCCGCCAACCATGGACGGAAGAAGCACCTCCTTACCGTCGATGTTGGTCGAGAACGTCACCACATTAGAAAACGACCCGTCCGGGTTCTTCACCTTCGGGTACTTGCTGTAGTCGAACGGATTCTGCGTGCCGGGCTCCACCATACCGGTAGGAAACGCCGACGCCAAAGGCTTCGCCGAGCTAGGATCGAACCCACCAACCGGCTTCGCAGAAGAAGGATCGAAAGCCATTACTCTACCGTCTCCCACCCACCGTTATTGAAGCGTGCACGGTTGCCGTTCGCGTCCTCGTAAATTTTACCGTTCTCGAACTGTTGCGCGCCTTGTCCGCGCTCAGAATAGTCAGGAAGCATATCCTTCATATCTGGGTTGCGCTTCAAGAACCGCTCGCGCCCCTCCCTGTAGCGGCGAATAACTCCTTGCGCCGCCTTGCGGTTAATCGCCAGAATACGGCGCAGCGCATCCGGGCTGGCCTGAATGTCCCCCCCGGCCATGCGCTCCGCGAACTCCCTGTCGGCGTCTGACAAACCTGTACCGGCGCCGAAGGCACGAATGTTCTGAGCAACCTGTCCGCCGATAGTGGCGAGGTAAACGTCAGTGTTCTCCGTCTGCGGAGACGGTTTTCCGGTCAACGTGGTGAAAGCGCGCCCGATTAAATTCCGGGTCTGTGGGGAGAAGCCCGTCGTAATGCCTGCCGTGAGAGCTTTCTCTGCTTCATCGAGCGCCGCAAGCCCCACCTGCGCAGATTCGGCTTCTGTACGCTGCTTGTCCACAGCTTCAAAGAAACCTTTGCCTGCCGCCGTACCCGTAGCCGCCGACTCGGCAAGTCTCCGTTTCGCTTCGGCTTCAGCATCGACGGTGGATAGCGGCGTCACGCCTGGCCCGCCACGCCCTGCCGGTTGCGGGGAGCCCCCTCCTTGGTAGGGTTGCGCTCTTGGCGCTGGCACTGGCGCCGCGCCGCCAGACGGAACCCCCGGCTGCACAACTGTTGGGACTCCATTGACATCCACCACGCGCCACTGCTGCCCGCGGTTCATGTTGTCGTAGAGTTCACGTTGCTGTGGGCTGAGTTTACTGTACGCCTCCCACTCTTGGAGTTTAGCTGGTGTGTTAGCTTTCGCCCTGGCGTCGTTGCCAAGCAGCATCGCCACAGTATCCCGCGCGGAATTAGGGTCAGATGCAAGCGCGTCCCGCGTTTGCTGAATCTCCTCCTCGGACATCCCAAGGTTGGGCGCGACGCGGTTAAACGCGACGATCGCCGCATCCATGATCGAGCCTTCGCTGGCCCCGGCGTCTTTTGCGCGGTCCATCGCACTGACGACATACTGCGCGCCGTTCAGAAGCGCGGTGCGGCGGCGCTGCGTAGCGGCGTCTGCCTCTGCCTGCCTGCCTTGGCCAATCTGCTGCCGCCCAATCTCAAGAGCCTGCTGCTGCGCCTCCCACTCGCCGGGCGCGATGCGCTCGCGCTCGCCGTATCGCTGCAATTCGCGCGCCGTCTCCGGATCGCCCGCGATGTCGCCATAGACGGAGCGGAGAGCTTCGTAGGCGCGGTCCTTGCGCCCCCTGTCAATGACCGCGTTGTAGTTATCGTAAAAAGGACTCGCCATTAGAGTAAGCCTCCGTCAGAGCCCAAGCATATTACCGAAGCCGCCAAACATATCGCTAAAGATACTGCTGGCGTTGGATCCGCTCTTTGGGTCTGCCATGATCCTAGCCTGCCCGATGCCTCCAACCGTACCCGCTTGCCCGATCATCCCGGCGCCCTGTAAGCCGCGCGAGGAGAGTCCGCCGAGTTGCGTCAGGTAGTTGTTGAACGTCGTCGCGGCGAGGTCTTGCCCGTAGCGCGTAAGTGCCTTAGCCGTCGCCCCGCTGTTAAGGAGCCCTTTTGCGGCGTTGCTCGATGCAATCGCATTCTGCCCCTGCCCGAGTTGGAAGTTGTAGCCTGTCGAACCGAGGTAATTGTCGAAAGCCGCCTTGGCCCTGGTGGGGTCGCCCCCGACTCCGAGAAGGTCGGAGATTGCGGTGTTCGCAGCCGCGCCCTGGGGAACGTATTGCTGCCCCACTTGGTTGTCGGCGAGGTAGTTGAACCCCGCCATAGCTTGCTTCGCGTCTTGTCGCGAAGAACTGCCGCCAATAAGCGACCCGATGAACGGAAGTGCTGCGGCCCAAAAAGCCATGGGTATATGTCCTCGTCGCGCGTGGATGAGCAGGGCCAGGAGCGCCTAGTGGCGCTGCGCGATAAACGCGGGGCACAGGGATATGGTACTACGTCACTTCAGGGGTGTAAAGGGCTCCCCGTCTAGGCAAACCCATAGGAGGTCTGTCCACCGCCTGCGGACACGCCATCGTCAAAGGCGGAAACCACCAGTCCGATAGGGAACCTGTCCTTGCTGCTGTTTTGAGCAGCAAAAGCGCCGGACGACCTGTTGACGGCGTAGCAGGCAGTCCCAAGAGACTCCCCGGCCTGATGCGCCGAGGCGTTCAAAGTCTTGTAAAGCGCCGACAAGTTCGTAGTGGTCGAGGGCTTGAATATGACCGCTACGGGGGTGCTGGCAGCCAAGTCGTAGGTGTTGCCAAACGGTATTGTATAGCAAGAATGGCTCGCGCCTATGCCGACAGCGTTCAGGTCCACAGATACCGTTTCCTCTGCTGCTGGCGTCCCCAGCGGGTCGCTGTAGAGAACAACGTCGAGATTGCCCGATACCAGGGCGCCAAACGTCACCCCGTATATCCTCACAGGGAACGGGAACTGCATAACATTCCCGTACTCGTTCGGAGATGAGCTGCTGTTCCACGTCTGCGTTGTTATCGTTGTGAAGTTACACGCCCCGTAGAAAAAGCCGAGCGTCCCATCAGACGCGGTAATTACGCAGTTCGGAAGCCCGCTGACTGCTCCCCAGCTCCCAACAGACGTGTTTGCCACGAGAACCGGAAGCCCTGGAATGGTCGATGACGCATTGGCTTGATATGATACTTGAAACGTGTCGGACCCTGCCCGCGTCGTAAACTGAACCGAGAACGCGATTAAATCTCCGTGCGCCATCGTCTTCGTGCCGGTATCGGGGACGTGCGTCTGCCAGGCGTTCGCCGTTACCCCGCCCCCGCCCCCCGTCATGGTTTTAGAAACGTCGAAGTTAACGACGCCGGCGGTATTAGCGGGTCTTGCCGGTGGACCGTTTGACAGATCGACGGCTGCCAGCCCAACCTTTATGGCAGACCCCGCGTTTGAAAATGTGACTGACCCAGACCGCCACTCCAGCGCAGATGACCCGGATGTATCAACCGTATGCGACCCGCCGTCTGCCCAGTAAATATGCCCGATGTACGACTCCCCGCTGTCAGCCGCAGACACCCCTGTAGATGAGGCTGTAGCTATTACAGGATACCCCATCCTGTTAGCCGTACCAAACGCGCTGAGGAGTGGAAGCCCTGTTACGTTTGCAAACGCCATTCTATGACCTCGTAATGGTGAGCGTGATTGTCACTGCTTCGATGGTGTCGCAGCTATCTACGTTGGGTCGAATGATGTCCCCAGCACTGATACTGGTTGTCCAGCCTGTCAGAGTGCTGTCTTGAGACTTTACCGCGCTCGATATGGTCGGAGGAGCCGCCGCCGTAATGGAGTCAGCGTCGGTCGGCGGGTAGTTGGCATAAGTGTCTTTCCACAGATCGACAGTGATGTTGCCCGTCTGGTCCGCAAGCATCGTCACGGCGGTTATTGTGCCGGAATACGGAATGTAAACGTCTCGCTGTACCCCTGTGGTTATCGCACTCCCGCCGCCATCTATTACGAATGTGACAGCTTGCGAAAAGCTCGTTATTCCTCCAAGCGTAACATCCTGCCATGCCGTATCGTTCCAGTCGTAGAACGAAAGAACTTCGGTATCCGTGGCGAAGTAAAAGGACAGCGTTCCTGTCGCAGCGGTGGGTGCAGCCGGGCGAGACGCCGCAGTGCCCTGCGCAAGGTAATTGCCAACGAGTGAGCCCGCCATTTACGTTATCTCCGCCATAATACACTCCCCAGCCTCAGTGACCACAAACTCAGGATCGGTGCCTCCTACAAGTTCACCTGTTGTCAGCGGTGCGAAGATCGCAGCGGCGTCTCCCGTAACAGACACCACAAGCGTACTCCCTGCCCCGTTATCTTGCAGAGAAATGCCGTCCCCGGCCGTCAGCACACGCTCGTTCGTCAACGTAGCATCAACCGCGAGCGTGACATACTGCGGCGTCTCCAAAGCATCGGCGTTAGCCTGCGCGGCGGCGGCGTTTGTCAGAGCCTCTTGGACGCTCAATACAAGTTTGATGAGGTTCTGCCATTGCCGAATGAAGAAGGGCGTCGGAGCGCCGTTGCTCTGCGCGACGGGCACGTTGTTGGTAAGGGGATCGACCGGACTAACGGGCATTGTCGATCTCCGGTATCTCCACGTCGCAGCCGTCGATGCGCTTCGGCCCGCCGACATCCGTAATACGGAAGATGCGGCCCGGCGCGGCAAAGGAACCAAGCGCGCGGTAAGCTACCTCTGCGTCATACTCGCCCTCTGTAAGCGCCACGGAGAACGGCCCAGTCCAGGTGCTGCCCCCGTCGTCGCTGAAATACAGGCTCATAGTCGCCGTCGTGCCGGAAGTAAGCTGCCCCGGCGAAACGGAAGCGCGCAACGCACCTACCGTGAGCTTGTTGCGGCTGCGGTGCGGGATAACCCCGGTCGCTGTATGCGTAACCGCAAGAGCGTCGTTGTCCTGTGCGGCAGCGGCAGAGCACTCCCAAACGTCGTTCGTGGTGCGGTCGCCGGCGACGATGCGTTTATCCCACATCACCCCTGCGACCATGTCCCAGTTAGCGAAGCCGGATGTTATGAACTCGCACCATTGTCCTGTCGTCACATCGTAGAGCCAGTTACCCTCGCTGCCGAGGTCTAGCACATAGAACGTATGCCCGTCATGCGTGAACGTCCACGCGCGTTGGCGACTAAGCGCGCTAGACGCCTCTTCTTCCGTCAGAACAGGCGTGGTGTCTTCGCCGAGATACCAGTACCTCCCCGAGCCAACAATGGCGTAAATGACTTGGCTGGCTCCTAAACGCTGGAAAAAAGCAGTCTCCTTCACAGGCGTAACGCCGGTAACGGTTTTCTCGAAAGTATCAACGTAGGTGATTGTATCGGTCGCCGTCGTGTAGATGTAACGGCGAAACCTGATTATCGTCGGCTGATCCGAGAAAAGCCGTGCAAAGGTGATTTCGTACCCGCCGGTGATCGCGCGAATATCGGGTCCGCCATAACAGTCTCGTGCGTTGGCGCTCGCTGCCCCTGCGTAGGTTGTAGCTTCGTCGTCCCATGGTTGCCCGAACCACGAACGCGCATCGCCTTTAGCGACGTTGACTGTGCTCGTGGACTGGTTGATGTTCCAATACTCGG